GAAGAACCCTTCAGTGGTCATTTCAGCTGCATCGCGCATGTTCATCCAACGCCGCTTAGACTTCTGCAGCTCTTGGATAACTTCTTGGTACGCAGGATCGACCCCTTCATTGGGGGTCATCAAGTTGTACCACTTATCCCGCAAGTCTTTGAAAGCTGTGTTCAAAGACTTATGATCCGGTGAAGGACTTCCTTGGTATTTCTTGGCGTACCAATCAAGTTTCTTACCAAGCTGGTATCCCACTTCACCAGGGATATCCCCCTGCGCAACGTGGGGGGTTAACTCCAGCTCAAGGACGTCGCGGATAGTCTTAGTAACCGCGTCAGGGATTATGATATCCCCGTCCAAGTCAATATTGCCGAATCTAGCCCAAACGGCCTTTACGGTTCTATTGCCCATGTCAACATCTAAAATGTCGGATTGAGCGTCTTTGGTTTGGAATTGCTTCATGTTCCCAAAGTTACACAATTGCAATAATGTTGCAAAAATATTTTTTATAGTGTCGGAATAGGTTTGTAAGTTGTGCGGCAATAAACATGAATCGTTGGAAACAATACAAAAAATAAAAGCTAAACACGATATAAAATGATAAGCGAAAACGAACTAAGGATAGGTAATTGGATAATAGGAGAATTAGGTAACGAAATGACAGTTTGTTCGTTATTTAAAAATACAATAGAATGTGATTTTAACGGTGGATGGTGTTCTGTATTTTGTCCAAAACCCATCCCCCTAACGCCTGAAATATTGGAAAAGTGCGGGTTTGAAAGACACAAGTGCGGAATAAGTGGGGCAGATATGTGGCAGGGCATGGATGGTTGGTCTTTAAAAGGTAGTTCAAATTGGTTATTTAGAGGAAACCCTAAGTATGGACTAAAATTAGTAGGGTATATTAATTCAGACATTCAATACCTCCACCACCTACAAAACCTGCACTACGCCTTGACGGGTGAGGAATTAAATTATAAGCCATGAGTGATAGACTTTATATAGTAAATACAGACACAAAAGAATACTGCACAATAGCAAAAGACTTTGGATATGGCTATTCTTTAGGAAATATTGATTTACTAAAAGAATTTATTGAAGGAACATTTGCATCATCTGAAAATTTGATACTTGTATCCGAATGCCAAAATGAACTTTGGGAAAAGTATATAAAAGACGGAATTAATATCAATACCGAAAATAAATGGAAGCCTTTAGATTAATTGCAGGACCTGTTGTATCTCCAACAAAACAACATTATTCAACGCCTGCCATAGGTAACCTACATTACCGTTCAAAGGCGGTTGGTCAGCTAGTTTAATCAATCGGCCATTGGCATCCCTTTGCGGTACAAAAGCTACATTGCAGCGGCAATTGCAAACCTGAGCGGCGGGTGCGCCGGGTTGACCGGGGTGTAACATTGCATCACTCCCCATCTTAGATGGCACTTGGAAGTTCTCATCCATTTCAGCCGTTACGCCGTTCATGTGTAGGTGGTCAGTAGTATCGCGCGGCTCGCGTCTTGTTCTGTTGTCCTGTGCGGACTGCCATTCCTTACGGCATTTTAACCCTGTGTCAAGCGCGCCTACCATTGATCCAACGTTAGCCGCGTGGCTCGTTTCAGTACGTGCAATCAGTTCACCCCTCCAACGTGGCAATCCTCGCGCTTCAATCAGTGTCATTACTTGTGAAGTGGTAAGGTTGTTTTCTGCCTGTTGTAGAAGAATGGCACGTAACTGCTCGCGGGTAGTGTCTGTAATATCTGCGGCCAATTGGCTTAAGCCCATGCGCTCTAGGTACTGCAACACTACTAACTCATAGCGGCTCGCGTCTGTCATCTTTTGCGCACGCTTCAATACTTGTTCCTTGGTGCGCTTTGCCATCCGTACCCCTAACGTGGTATGTATGCTAGTCAAGGCCGCTTGCAGCTTTACCAAGTCCGGCTCATTGCCCAATAGTAAGGCTTTAAACTGTTCGCGGATTATCTTTTCAAAGATAGGCGCGTAATGTTTGCGTGCTGCGTTGTATGTTTGGCGGTAGGTCATAGCTGCGGGAAATCGTCAATTGGTGCGATATTGTTTGGAATGTATAGTTTTTCCAATTCGGCTTGGTCAATGTAGTCAGGTTTCTTCAATCCCATTATCTGTAATTTTTGAGCAGGCGGAATCCACCATGCAGTATTAAGATAATCCACTTGGTCTTTGCGGTCAGCTACTAATTCAGGGTAAGCATCCAGACTAAAGTCAACCATTAAGCCAGTACCTTTGTACCCCCAATGTGTGTGCAGCATCCTGTTGAAGTTATCCCTAGCAGCTACCAACAATGGCAGCACCGCGCGAACAATCAACTCTTTTTGCGCCTCTCTCACGTTGTTGTAAGTCTTACCCTCGGCATCGTTAAGCAATTGGCTTGGTACGCCATAAATGTTGGCAATGGCTCGCATATCCCATTTCTCACTCTCAATAATATTCAAGTCCACCGGGCTTAGTCCAATCTTGTGTACACCTACCTTCCATCCTGAATTAATTACTTTGCCCTTGTTCTTTGCGCCTGCATTTTCAGCTAGTTTTTTCTTCATGGCTTCAACTTGGTCAGATCCGTTCACTGGGTCAAACCTGTCATCATCCATATACATAACAACATCTGGGCCGCCGTTTTGGAATTGCGCCACCGCCGCCGTCTTAGCTTCATTGGAGCGCGTAAGGTTCTTGGCCGCCGCCTTGAGTGGTGACATACCGTACAACTCACCGCCTACTGCATCCCATTGTAGGTTCACGTACTTATCTTGCAGCACCTCGGCCAAAGTAAATTCAACCAAACGGCCTATGTAAAGTTGATACCCGGTCTTAACGGCCGGGAACGCCTGAATGTCGGCGTAGATACTCATAAACTGTGAAGGTAGTGCAGTTAGTGTTAATGGCTTCCCCTCGTTTGCTCCCGCTTCAATCCTTTTACCGTAGATAAAAGCATTACCACAAACTAGCTTGAACGTTAACCACGCTTCAATCAAGTCTGCCCATGTGTCCTCTTCATTTGGGTATGTAAGTAGTTCGTTCAACCTTGCATCCCCCTCGTAAACCTCATAGGCTTCATTCTTCAACTGCTCAATCGCGTGCCAGTCCTCAATCTTGTCAGGGGACTTCATGAGGGCTTTGTATTGTTTGGCCTTAGCTTTGTTTTTCTCTTTGTAGACGGCCCACGGCGCAACCTTAGCACGGTCAGTAATCAAATGGCAAACAGAATAAACTATATCGTTTGCAGAATATCCATCTTTCACGAATGAATTTGAGTCTTGCCCCTGCCAAGTAGCTATCCCCCTATTGATTGCAAATTGAGCAGACATTGCACCCGTTGGATTGATAAATGCCCTCAGACGGTCTAAAAGTGATGCAGCCATATTATAAGTTTGTCCAAAGTTAACTAAAAAACACTTACAACGAATTTAGGCTTATCGAAGTTGGTATGTATGGCATAACGCATTGAATCCATTGCGTCATCATTCGCCTTAACTGGTTCCTCGATAAGGTTTTCATTCTTGTCCTTTTTCCATTTGTAGCTTCCCAATTCTTTGACTAGGTTATGGCTTTGCGGTGTAACAAACAACGGGTAGCGCTTGACCGTCAAGATACCATTCCAAACATCCTTGTTAGCTGCCTTAATGTTCAACCCTGCTCTGTGAATATCTTCGATACTCTTTGGCTCGGCTGCATCGGCGTATATCGTTTGCCTACCTTGTACGTGCTGCTTTATCTCTGCTATCAATTCCCCCGGCGTCATGTTGGATTTGTAAAAGCACTCATGCACATAGTTGCAGCCATCGTAATGCTCTACGCGGGTAAGTACCGCCGGATGGTTAAAGCCAAAGTCAAGTCCAAAGAACACATCGCCTTTACCCGGTTGCTCGCAATACTTCCATTGCGTGTATATCAATTCCTTTGCCGCACCCCTTTGCCCTAGTCCGTACACCTTCCAAAGGAAGTCATCTGGTAGGTCTTTGTAGCTTTCAATGTAGCTAACCTGTGATGGTGTTAGGTTGGATATGTTGTTCAGGTAGGTTGAATGTATGCGTTTGTGTTTAGGATCGTCCGCAATGGTATAAACCCAACTCATAAAGTCGGCTGGGTTCCAGTCTAAGAATATCTGCCCCGTGGTACGCATTGCCAACTGGTCAAACAATGGCTTTTTAATCAGGTTGGCTTCATTGATGAATAGTATATCCCTACCTGGCCCGCGCGCCTTACCCTCATCCTCTAGTCCAAACAGTTCAACGTAGCTGCCATTTGGGAACGTGTACACAAAATCCGTATAACTAAAGCAGTCATCTGACCATTGCTGCAAGTCATCCATGATCACCCTAAAGTCACGATATACACCGCGCTTGATATGTGGTAAGCTATGCGATACAAAACTAATCCTTGTACGCGGTTTGTTAAGCGCAACGGCTATAAGCAGTTGAACGATTGAATAAGACTTGCTTGAACGGCTGCCACCCTCATTGCAGATAATCGGCCAACCCGCATCCATTGCGGCTTTGTTTGCCCAAAAAACAGGTGTAGTCTTTACCGTTATGTTATTCAATTGGCTTGTTTGTAGCGTCTGGGGCCGTGAAAACGATGGTAGTTCCAACAGACCCACTTAGTTCAATCCCTTGCTTGGCTTTACCGTAGGCACGATCTAAAAGGACCTCGGCGGCCCTCACATCCCCTTTGGTGGCTTTAGCCCGTAGTGCCATCAATATAGCTTTGGCCGCTTCAATACCGTCTTTCTCTTCCCCCAATACTTCAGCTAATAGCACATCCAACTGCGGTATTTTCGGCTTTTTCCCTTTTGGGTTGCCGCTTTGCCCTTTCTTGAAAGGCTTTGCTCCTTGCGGTGTTTCCCCTTTTTTAAATGGCATTTCCGTTCTTTTTAATTACTATACTTGGGTCTAACTTTCTCATTCTGTCAATTATTACTTGGCAGTATTTTGGGTCAGACTCTACTAAATACGCTTTTCGGTTCATTTGGTGGCAAGCAACCATTGTTGTACCGGAACCACCAAACCCATCGGCCACAATATCGCCCTGCTTGCTACT